CTAAAGCTGAGTTAGTTCCATCAGTACCTATAAATCCTACACCACTACCAGAATATGGAGATTCAATTAATATTCCTCTTCCATCAGTATCTTTAACTTTTAATTCAGAAGCTGAAGTATTATTTGCTCCAATAACAGTTAATCTTTCAGTTGGAATACCACCAATACCTACTCTATTATTAGAACTATCGACATATAGAGTATCTGTATCAACTGTTAAGTCTGCTGGTAATGTTACATTGTTACTTGCATCTTCAATAACCGCTTTTGAAGCAGGAAGAGTACAAAATACATTTTTAGTACCTGCTGAAAAATCAACTAATGCATCTGAATTAGAAGAAGAGATAACTGTAGTTCTAGCTAATGTTCCGGCAGCGACTGTTCCAAGACCAACCTCAAATTCAGTTGAGTTAGGAATTTCTATTGCGTAATAAGTTGTATTACTATTTCCAATAGCTGAAGAAAACGTCTCAAACCCTGTAACAGCTCCGTCTAAAGTAAACGTACCTGTTCCAGTAGTTGTAGATGTTTCCTTAACTCTGTCGTTAACTACCAATGCCATTAATTAATCCTCTAAATATTATGCGTCGCCGAGTCTAATGATAGCATCAGAAGAAGTGGCAGCAGGGAATGCAATTTCAAAATCTCCATTTGTAGAAGTTTTTGTTCCGCCAAAATCTAATACTAAAACAGCTTCGTTATTAGCGCTACTCTTATAAATCAAAGCTCCAACTGCAGTAATAGTTGCAGAAGACCAAGTTGTATTATCAAAGTCTACGTATGCAATATTACTAGCAACAGCTACACCATTATTAGTTAAAGTATTTCCACCTGTTGTGTAACCACCTCCACTTGAAACTTCATTTGCAGCTCCTGTGTAAGTAGTTGTAGATGTACTAAAACCAGCTAACGATGTAAACAGAGCAATTTTAAAAGTACTTCCACCTGATGAATCAAAGTTAAAAGTTCCTTTTAAAGTATCTGTTTTAAAAGAGTCAGGTACTATATTAGCCATATTTTATCTCCTTAGTATTTTGATGGTGATTCAGATTTCATTGGAGTACGTATGGCCCCATCTTGCCATTCATCTCGGCGTCTTCTACCTTGTTGTTCAATAGAGTACGATTGTAAAGCTCTTTGATAAGATCCTTCGTAGTATTGTAACATATCTACAGGTCCTTTCAAGTATCCATATGCTTCTACCAGACAAGCGTATAAAAGTAAATCTTGATATTTATTACTTGTGTAAGTACCTGCTGTACTTCCTGGTGAGGCTGTTATTGAATCTGGTTGTTTTGTATATGCCATAGTAATCTCAAAAGTAGCATTTGGTGTAGGTGCTACTACCCAGTTTTCAGCATCCCAATTAGCATAATATTTTGGAAGACCAGATTGAGTTGCTGGAGTATTGTAGTATTCAGACATAAAAGAAGTGTCTCTTTTTTCTAAAAAAACTTGATTACCATCAGAATCTTTTAATTGTATATATCTAATAAATCTTAAATCAGAAGGTATAGTTACATATCTACTACCTATAACTAAATTAGATGTTGCATAAAATCTATTATCATCTGAATCCGAATCTCTATATATTCTATTTTCAGCGTTCTTTATAATTGTATTTAAAACACCTGTAGAAAAAACATTACTATCTACTTCAGTATAACTTCTAATATCATCTTGTAAATTTGTTAAAGTGTAAGCCATTATGGTGTTAGAGTAACTGGTCCTGCAGTTACGAACATTCCTCCTGAATTTTCTGTTACAGTTGCATTACTTCCACAATCAAAACTGTAACTATTTGTATCAATAACTGTTATACTAAATCCTGAAGCATTTTCAAATAGAGAATACACCAGGCCTCCGGGGCTTCCGTTTACATTTCTAAAAACAACAGTATCATTTGTAGATCTTCCATGAGCAGGCTCTGTAACAGTTACAGTGCTTAATCCTGAAGTTAAACTTAATGGATTTCCTGGTAATAAATTTTCTGTTGCAGGTTCTGTTCTATCAGGTCTTGCATTTACTAAACCTTGTCCATCTGAAGGTGTTGGTTTTGGTTGAAGCTGTGGATGTTTAGCTTCATACTCTGAAACATGCACAAAAGAACCATTCCATTCTTTTACCATTTCTTTATATGGAAATTCCATACCAGATCTATCTGATATAGCTCTTGCATATTTACCTCTTGCTAACTGCCCCATTATAATCCTTCGTAGTAAGTTTTAGGTGTAATAAATGAACTAGTTGAAGAACCATCTTCTTGTAACGCTCTCTGTAATTCATCTTCATACAACATTTTTAAAACTTGAACTCTTTCTGGAGAAAATTTAACCGCTAAATAATATGCAAGTCCTGCTACCATACAAGGAACAAATCTATAAGGTACATCTGCATCATTAGTATAGTCTCCGGCATCTTGGATTCTTTTTGCATAGTAATAATTAATTTTATCACCAGCTTCTGATGTTCCAGGAGTTAGATATAAAGTGATGGTAATTTTATCTATAAATCTTTGTACAAAATATTGAGTAGGTACACCTGTTTCTGATTTGTTTGAAAAAGATTGATACTCTGATCTATTTATTTTTGTAAGTGGAAAATCAATATTATCTGAATTTCTATAAGATGCTTCTAATACATCTTCTACTCCATATACTGCTGTTGCATCTGATGTCCCATCAGAAGTATCTCTAAACATTGTATAAACAGATTGACCATTAACTAACGTTAAATTGTTATTTGCAATTTCCCAATAGTGCAAACCTCTGTTTGCCCATTCTTGAAATAAAATATTTAATGATCTTCTTGCACCTTTTAATTGATATCCTGACACACCTTGAATACCAATTCTCTCGTAAGCTTCTTCTACTATATCTGATATAGAAAAACCTTTTTCAAAAATTGTTTTCTGAGAAGTAGTATTAGCCATAATTATCCTAACTTGTTAAACCTGGTCCTGAATATTTTTCAGTATATACAGTATAAGCTGTTATATTATCTGTGTTTGATACAAACACCCCATTTGGGAATATTATACCATCTTCAGGCATATTTAAAGTATATGATTTTGCATTCGGTATATCTACATCACATAGAGTATCACCATTGTTATCACATAAAGTTAATCTTGCATTACCTGTTCCATCTGGAGAAACAGAAATTGCTCTTAATCTTACAGGCATATCAAGACTTCCTAATGCATAAGGTAATTGTTGAATTGAATCACCAGAACTTGCTGCTTGTGCAGTTGTTCCGTTTACGCCTCTCGTTACATTTGTTAAACCTTGTAGTGAAGAAGTTGTAGTTGGTAAATATCCCGTAAGACTATCGCCTTCCTCAAATTGTGCTCCCCATATATAAAGTTGTGCACCAGCCGCATTTCCTTGACCTTGATAAGATGGAGCTCTTCCTGATGTTGTTGATGGAATTAAACCGAAAACAGGAATAAAACCAGTGGTGACAGCTGATTCAATAACAGTGGAACATCGATACCACCCATTTCCAACATCAGTAATTGCTGAATTAGTAACACCAGAACTTGAACCTAAAACACCTGTTTCAATATCAAAATTTTGAAAAGCAAGATTTGGAGTTGTATCTCCACTACCAAAACTTATTTGTATATATCTTTTACCTATCCATTTAGCAAAAATAGATATTGTATATTTTTGTCCTATAACTGTAGTTAGAGAATTTCTTATCAGATTATGAGAAACACTGGAACTGTCTTCTGTAAAACCATTAGCAGTCGTAGTTCCGTCTGGAGCAGTGTATAAAGTTGCCTCCATATTTGAATTATTATATGACCAATAAGAAGTTTGTTTAAAATCTTGTGAGTGTAAAAATAAGTTTTCGGTTATAGATGAAAAACTCACAACCTCATTAGTTGATTCAATCTCCGCAACAACACTAGTTGAAAAGTTCGTGGTACTGGCAACAGGAATGTAATTTTGTGTTGCGTTAATATTTTCTGATAGCGTAGTATCTACACTTTGAAGGGTAGACCTTGTTGCCTGTGTATTAGCAGAACCCATTTAATCCTCTAACTTGTTAGACCTGGACCAGAATATTTATCAGTAAATAATGTATAAGCTGTAACGTTTGTTTTTGTTTTACAAAAAATACCTTTAGGGAATAAAATTCCGTCTTCAGGAAAATTTAACGTGTAAACATCTCCACTAGGAACATCTGCATAAAGTAAAGTTGTTCCAGAATTTGAAGTAGTTGTAAGCTCTAAAACACCAGCTCCACCACCATCAGATGCTATAGAAATTGCTCTCAGTCTTATTGGTTGAGATACAATTGCTGATGCTCCTGCTGCTGCAGCGGATCTAGTTGCTTGTATATCGCCTTTTGAAGCCATAGTTTTCTCCTATTAAAATTGTGTGGGCCCTAAGGCCCACATTAATTATTTATTACGCTATTGTTGCGCCGTTGTTTCCTACAACAACCCAACCTGCTGTGCCATAAACAAGAACTACACCATCTCCAACGTCATTGAAAGTGATCGTAGAACCACCTGCAAGAGTTGTTGGAGTAAGAGTTCCATCTCCACCATCAACAATCATTGTAATGATTTTAACTTGACCTGCTGAACCATTTGCAAGAGTTAATGCATCTGCTCCAGTAGTAGTTACTTCAGTAATAAGATCTGTAAGATTAACAGCTCCTGCTCCTGATAAAGATTGAGTACTTCCAGTAATGATATTGCTGTAAGAAGTTCCTACAGTAATTGCACCCGTAGTTGCGTTTTTTGTTATTTGTTCAAAACCGTTTTCTGATCGTACCGGTCCTGAAAATGTAGTATTTGCCATAATTATATCCTCCTAGTTTCCGAATACTGTCTCTAGGCCGTCGACTATACGCGTCAGTATTCTAATTAATTGTATAGTGAGTTTTTTATATACTAGTTTTGAGTAGAGTGCAAGAAGTCCTACAGTGCGGAGTGGAATTTTTCCAACGATGTAGCTTTTGTTTAAGTAGCTACTGAAACTTCAGGAGTAGAACTTTCAACTGTGTTCTGTAAATGAGCAATTCTAGCTTCTTCAAGCTTAATATCTGTGATGATCTTCTTGACTTTATCGTCAATTCTTACCATCTCAAGAGTGTATCTATTGTTATCTAGATGCTCCTGTTCCCACTTCAACTCCAAGGACCTTTTTTGTTTGTATAGGTCTTGTATCATCTATAACCTCCTCATAGGTTATTCTGTATTTATCAGAAGCAAAAACATTACTTCCGATATGTTCCCATTTTATAACATTTTCTCCTAGTTTGTCAACTATGGCTTGTTCAAGGGAAACTGAGTTATCTTCAGATAACACTTCAAATTTTGCGTAGTGTTCGTAGGCATTTATTGTGATGGTAAATTTTTTCATGAAATTCCTTTCTACTTTCATAATGAGGCGGAACTATGTCCGCCTCAAAATTTCTAATTATTATGCACCTGGTGATGCAAAAATACCTCTATAGTCAGATACACCAAATGAGTATCTTTCTCTAGCTTTGTATC